TTTCTGCATTATAACAATCGTAAGACCCCAGGAGCCAAAGATAATATGTTCGACAAGCGTCCACATTTAGGTCTTCCATCATGGTTTAAAAGATAACAAAATCGTGTTATAACACATAGGCGGACTAGGATTTACACCATACCACCATCCTAGTCCGTTTTAGGAGCTTTATGGGTTTAGGAATAACAGCAATAGCACAAGACGCAATATCGTCTTTAGGAACACCAAATACAGTTGCAGCTGTAACAGGTGTTTCATTAACAAGTGCAGTAGGGTCATCATCGATTACAGGAACAGGTGTAGTTCAAGTTACAGGTATTTCAGCAACAACAGCTGTTGGACAAGCGCAGACGGATCCAGATGTTATTGCTACAGGTCAACAATTAACTACAGCAACAGGTTCTGTTACGACCACTGGAAATGCTACAGTAAGCTTAACTGGAATTGCACTTACAGCTAATTTAGGAAATTCAATTGCTAGTATTGATATTGATGTAAGTGTAACAGGTCAATCATTAGCATCTGCAATAGGCACACCTACAGTTTTCTTGGAAACACCAGTAGATGTGACAGGTCAATCAATGTCCTCTTCAGTAGGATCTCCACTTATTATTTCGTGGAGTTCAGTAGATCCAGGGGTAACTAACACTTGGACTGAGGTTGATATAGCAGCTTAAAGGAGTTATAATAAATTATGGCATCAACATTTTCAGCAGATTTGAAATTTGAACTCATGGCAACCGGTGAAAACGCTGGTACATGGGGAACAAAAACTAATACAAACCTTAATCTTGTACAACAGGCAATAGCAGGTTATCAAGAAATTAATGTAGCATCATCTAATGTAGATTTAGATATGAGTGATGGAACTATATCTAATGCAAGAAATATGGTTCTAAAATTTACAGGGACTCTTGCAGGAACAAGAGTTGTAACAATACCTGATTCGGTAGAAAAATTTTATGTTGTAATAGATGGCACAACTCATTCAGGAAATACCTTAACATTTAAAACTTCATCAGGAACTGGTTTTACTTTAACACAAGGTAAAAGTCATTTCTGCTATTCTGATGGAACAAATCTAAATTTAATATCAGGAATACAATTAGCTAATAACACATTAGATACAGTTTTAGATCAAGGTAATTCTTCAGATGGAACCATTAACGTAAGTAATATTACTGTTACTGCTGCTACAACTTGTAATACAATTAGAACAAGTGGTGCTGCTATTTTTGGTTCAACAGTTGCTGCGACCAATAATATAAGCACATCTGCTGGTACAGTATCAGATTCTAAGGGTGAAGTTCGATTATTACCAGCTAACACACAAGGTTCAACATATTCACTTGTAGCTGCTGATCATGGAAAATTAATTATCGCCTCAAATACAATTACAGTGCCTTCTGGTGTATTCTCTGCAGGTCAACAAATAAAAATATTTAACAACACTGCTTCAACTATTTCTATAAGTAGGTCTGGAGTTACAATGTATTGGGCAGAGACAGGAGCAAATGCTGATAGAACTTTAGGAACAAGAGGTGTTGCTACTATTATTTGCGTTGCAGCTAATACTTTTGTGATAACAGGTGAAACATTAACGTAGGAGAAATCTGTGGCGTTAACAAGTGTCAGAATAGTTCCAGGTATAAACAAATCAGATACTCCATCGGGAGCTGAGGGACAATGGATCGATAGTGATTTTGTTCGTTTTAGATATGGACAGCCTGAAAAAATTGGAGGCTTTGAAGCACTAGGTGGTGCTACAATTTCAGGTCCAGCTAGAGCTCAACACACTTGGACGAGTATCGCTGGAGAAAAATATGCAGCTTTGGGTACATCAAAAGCTTTATATATTTATTATGAAGGTGCTTTTTATGATATTACCCCTTTAGACACTGCTATCACAGGAGCAACTTTTTCATCAACCACTTCTTCTGCAAATGTAACCGTTAATAAAACATCACACACGTTAGAAGCAGGAGATTACATTACTTTATCATCAGTAACTGTTCCTGGAGCTACCTCAACGTTAAATGGTGCTATAACAGCTATTGCAACAACAATAACTTTAGCGGATGCATCAAGTTTTTCTACTTCAGGCTCTGTTAGAATTAATGACGAAATAATTACTTACTCAGGTAAATCAGTAAATGATCTTACAGGTTGCACAAGAGGTACAGGGGGTACTACCGCTATCGCTCACGATACATCTACTGCTGTAAGAGAATCTACAGTGACAAGATTTAATACAACTGACTTTACTAATAATATATTTGAAGTTCAGTCAACGAACTTAGCAACGAACAGTTTTGAAATAGTTATGCCTTTTACAGAAACTGGAAGTGGAATGTCTTCTGCAGGAGGAGCAACAATAAATCCTTACGTTGAGATAGGTCCTGTTGAACAAACTTATGGTTATGGATGGGGTACAGACACATGGTCATCTGGAAAATGGGGAGAAGCGTCTACCTCTACAAACGTAATACTTGACCCTGGCTCATGGTCACTTGATAATTTTGGGCAACAACTTATTGCTACAATTAAAAATGGTAAAACATTTACTTGGGACGCAGGTGCATCCAATCCATTAGAAAACAGAGCTACTGTCATGACTGGTGCTCCTACAGCTTCAAGAATGACTATTGTTTCAGATAGAGATAGACATGTCGTTCATTTAGGCACAGAAACTACAATTGGTTCAGGGTCTACTCAGGATCCAATGTTTATTAGATTTAGTGATCAAGAAGATTTTACTACATATTCACCAACATCTACAAACACTGCTGGTACTTTTAGACTAGATACAGGTAACAAGATTGTTACTGCTATCTCAGGTAAAGATTACAATTTAATATTGACTGATACCGCAGCTTATTTAATGCAGTTTGTGGGGCCACCATTTACCTTTTCAATTAGACAAGTAGGTTCAAATTGTGGATGTATTGGACAACACGCTGCGGCTTACGCAGATGGTAAAGTTTTTTGGATGGGTCAGTCAGGTGGTTTTTTTGTATTTGATGGTACAGTAAAATTATTACCTTCTTTAATTGAAGACTTTGTTTTTACTACTACAGGTAATAATGTTGGTGTAAATTATTCATCAAATGAAATTGTATTTGCATCACACAATTCTTTGTTTAATGAAATCATTTGGTTTTATCCAGCTGGTACACCAGTATCAAATCCATCTACACAAAATGACAGAACAGCTGTTTATAATTATGTTGAAAACACATGGGCTCCAATGACACTTTCAAGAAGCACATATGCAGACGCTTCTACATATCCTGTGCCTTACGCTACTGAATATAGTGCAACAGGGACACCAAGTTTTTCTACCCTACAAGGTGCAACAAATACTTTTGGAGCAACAACTTATTTTGCACAAGAAGTTGGTATAAATAAAATTGATTTAAACAAAACTGCTACAGCAATAGCTGCATTTGTTCAATCTGGAGATTTTGATTTACCTACTGAGGGTGATGGAACTTTCTTACTAAGAGTAAGTAGATTTTTACCAGACTTTAAAAATATTCAAGGAAGTGCAAGAATAACTTTAGGTACTAAAAATTTTCCTGTGTCTTCAAATACTACCACAACTCAATTTGATGTAACAGGAACTACTTCTAAAGTAGATACAAGAGTAAGAGGCAGATTAGCAAATTTAAAAATTGAAAATACATCTACTGATGAAAGTTGGAGATATGGGACTTTTAGAGCAGATGTTAGTCAGGATGGTAGAAGATAATGGCTAAAATAAATGTTTATGTGCCTGAGCCTCCTAAAGAATATACTGAAGAAGGATTTAGACAAATAAACCAAGCTATAGCGACAGTTGAAAATCAATTAAATACAACGTATCAACAAGACTTGAAAAATGAACAAGATGCGTTTAATTACTTTTTATCATGACTATACAATATAAAAATCAAGGATATAAACAAACAAGCACAAGTAAAACTACAGCTCTTACATGTCCGACTGACGCTACAATTATAATTAAAAGTATTTATTGTGCAAATAATGATGCATCATCAGCTATTTTAGTGAACATGAATTTAGTTGATTCTTCTGATTCAAGCACAGAGTATGAGTTTTTTAGAAAAGATGTGGCTGCAAAAACACAAGTTAATGCGACACCAGAGGGTATAAATTTAGAAGCAGGTGATGCAATTACAGTTCAAGCAGCTACTGGTAGTAGTAAAATTCAAGGTGCAATTAGTTATGCATTAATAAATAGATCACAGGAAAATGGCTAGACAAAAATTTGTTAATTTTGTACCACGACCAAAGCCTCGTAAACGTCCTCGTCGTCATAAAAAATCTCTTTCAAAATCAGAAAAAAGAAGTTATAAACCATACAACCGTCAAGGAAGGAGACCATGAAAATAATACCAGCGAAAGCTAAAGAAATAGTAAAAAATAAAAGAACGGGTCAAATATATGCAGACAAAGATGCATTTAATGCTGACGTTGCGGATCCTAATACAGAAACTACTCAAGATGATTTTAGACAAGATCTTGAAATAACTGTTGCTTCTTTGGAGGTATTTGGTAAAAACGACTAATGGAACCTGCTGGTGGTACAGAATTACAATTAAAATTTTTATATGATCATGTTGATCATAATCTTTTAGATAAAGTACAAATTACAACTTCAGTACCAGAAAAAATACCATTACACCCTAGTAAACCAAATATACTTTGGCAAAAAAATTCATACGATCAACCAAATATATATCCATGGTTCAAAGACAAAAGCAATCATTACAAGTATGATTGGTATGTATTTAATTCACATTGGACATTTGAAAAATTTAGAATGCTTTTTGGATTACCTACTGAAAAATGTATGGTTATTAAAAATGGATGTACATCTTTTCCAAAAAGAAAACCTTTCAAAAAAGGCGATCCTATTAGAATGATATTTCAACCAACACCCTGGAGAGGATTGAATGTATTGTTGGCTGCAATGCAGATGGTGAAAAATAAAAATATTAAATTAGATGTGTACAGTTCTACACAAGTGTATGGAGATGATTTTAAAAAAGCTAATGATGATAAATGGGTTCCACTTTATAAACAAGCATCAGAATTACCTAATGTAAATTATATAGGTTATAGACCTAATGAATATATTTTAGAAAATTTGCAAAATTATCACATCTTCGCTTACCCTAGTATATGGGAAGAAACATCTTGTATATCTGCTATTGAGTGCATGTCTGCTGGTTTGTATTCTATAGTGACAAATTACGGAGCCCTATATGAAACTTGTTCTGAGTTTCCTATTTATGTTCAATATTTAGAAGATTATAAGTTGTTGGCTCAATCATTTGCTTCAGCGATAGACATTGCTGCAGATACACTGCATTTAGATGTAATACAAAATAATCTAGATATGCAACAAGATTTTTATAAACGATTTTATAGTTGGGAAAAACAAGCAAGTACATGGTCTAATTTTTTACAAGGTGTTACTCATGTCAAATAAGATCTGGTCTAATGATGGTACTTATCAAACAATAAAAGAAGTTAAAATTGATGATCCATCAAAGCCTATTTGGTTACGGGATCAAGATTCAAAAAAGAGTATAAGCTTGTGTGTTGGTACGCCAGTGCATTCAGAGGTTTCAATCCATTATGCACAGTGCTTGTTAGAACTTCAAAAACATATGTTAAAAAAAGGAGACAATGTAAGTTTTTTAATGCATAAGTCTTCACTTGTTACACAAGGAAGAAATTTAACAGTAGCATCATTTTTAGATACAGAAGCTGATTATCTTTTATTTTTAGACTCTGATATAAATATTGGTCCAGATGCAGTTTATAAAATGATTGAAGCAGACAAGGATGTAATATGTATTCCCTATCCTTTGAAAAGTATACAATGGGCTAAACTTTATGAGAGAATGCAAAAAGGCAAAATTAAGAACGCTGAGGATTTAGAAACAGGAGCTTGTATCTATCCAATAAGAATAAAAGACTCAACAAATTTTACAGTTAAAAATGGTGTAGCTGAAGTAACACATGCTCCAGCAGGGTGCCTTTTAATTAAACGAATAGTATTTGATAAGCTGATACAAAATTATCCAAATAAAAAAATAGTACAAAACTCAGTTGTAAATGGTGAGTATCAAGAAGTGCCAAATTACTATAATTTGTTTGATACAGTTCATGATGAAAAGACTCAAACCTATATGGGGGAAGACTATGGATTTTGTAAACTATGGACTGATATAGGTGGTAAAATATATGCATTGACCGATAAATACATAATGCATGTAGGTGAACACCAGTACATAGGAAGGTATATGGATGAGTTCGAAAAAGCCGATTAAGTTATATCTAACATCTCCAACAATGGGTCAAGTTGATATACACTATATGCGTTCTGTGTTTTTGTTACAAGCAGAGTGCCACAAGAGAAAGGTGCACATCACATTACATTTACATAAAGGATCATTAGTTACTTTTGGTAGAAATGCCTGCACTGCTGCTTTCTTACATTCTGATTGCACACACATGTTGTTTGTTGATACTGATATACAATTCAATGAACAAGATATATTTAGGATGTTAGATTTAGATAAAGATATAACACTAATACCTTATCCTATGAAAATGTTTAATTGGAAAAAAGCTTTAGAAATGTACAAAGAGCATAACATACCAGTTAACAAAGGTGGTTTTACTTATCCTCTAACAGTGCTAAATCCTGATGATTTTGTAGAAGAACATGGTTTGATTGAAATAGAAAAAGGACCTGCGGGTTGTATGTTAATTAAACGTGAAGCTATACTTAAAATGATTGAACATTATCCTGAATTAAAAGTTAGACAACAACATTACCATAATGAATCAGAAAGAGATTCAAAGCATTCTTATAATTTTTGGGACACAGAGTTTATTAAAGAAACAGGGCAGATAATAGGTGAAGATTTTGCCTTCTGTAAGCGATTTAGAGACATAGGGGGACGTATTTATGCCTTAGTTGATAGTGAGATAGCACATCACGGAAACTATCCTTTCAGAGGAAGGTTTATTGACGAATGTGGTAAAATTGAGTAAATTGCAGTAATATACGTATTTATAACAGGAGCTTAAATATATGCATCCATTAATGATGGCCGCGCTGATATCAGGAGGTGTCAACGCATTACAAGGTAAACGAGGATCCGATCTTCTTAAATCAACAGTAAGAGATACTGCAATAGCTGCAGCATTAGGAGGCATGCAACAGCCTGGTTCTGATGCAGGTATATCTAGTTTCGCTTCTAAAGGCAGTAGCTCACAAATATTACCTTCTTCTCCATCTAAGACAGCTATGATGAAAGGAGCTTTACAACCAGAATTGTATGGCACACCTACACCTAAACCTGGATTTGGTTCTAAATTAGAAAGTGCTTTTTCTGCAATTGAAAAACCTTTTAGAGATCCAAAGACTGGGGACATATCAAAATTTAGAGTTGGACTTGGAGCAGCAGGTTTAGGAGGAACTGCTTATGCCGCTGGATTATTTGACCCTAAACCAGCACCTGATCCTAAGTATCCTGGCTACAACAGATTTTATGCAGCAGACCCTGAAATGTTTCAACCATTCAGTGGTAAAGAAATAGATTATAGTAAGTATCCAGAGGGCTCACCTTATTCGGGTATGCAAGAGGGTGGTGAAGTAATGATGAGTCCTGACGATGAGATGTTACAGTTCGACATGCAACAACAGTCGATGGCTGACGGACCAGGAATTGTTGGTTACTTAAAAGAAAGATTTGATGAAAGTTTTACAAAAGACCAGACACCTACTAGAGCTATGCGTGGCATGATGAAACGATCTCCAAAAGAAACAATTTCAATTGAAGAATCAATAACTGCAGTACCTATGTCTAAAAAAATATCATCTGATATGCCAAGAGCTAGTGCAATTGAACTAATGCAAAGATTCGAAGCTGACCCAGATAAAACAGCAATTGAAGTTGCAGTGATGCAAAGTGATAAAGATAGAGTAACGGTGGCTGACGTACAACGTGCTAAAGATTTACTTCAAAGAATGGCAGAACGAGTAGCACCTGAAGATGCACCACGTCAAAGAAGTGGCATAGGTTCTTTATTAGAAGAAACTGACATAAGAATTCCAGAAGCTGAAGATGCACCAGCACAAGTACAAGAGTTAATGGATACATTTAGATCTAGAGCATCTAATGAACCTACGACAAATCAATTCAACAAAGGTGATTTAGTAGACGTATTGCCATCTAAATTAAAAAGAGACGAGAATGATGAAAAAAATTATAAAAGAACATCAGGAAAAATGGTAACTGATGAAACAGGAAAAGGTTCAGGTAACAAAGATACAATGCTTGCACAGTTAGCTGATGGTGAGTTTGTTACGAAAGCAAAGTCAGTATTAGGAGCTGGTAAAGCAATGGGGGGTAAATCTAAAGCAGAACAAAGAAAGTTAGGAGCTCAATTTTTTTACAAGCAAATGGCTGACTTAGAAAAACTAGCGGAGGCTAGATAATGCAATTAATTCAATTCAAAGCCAATGAAATAGAAAAGATTTGGCCTTTAGTTAAGGATCATGTTCAATCAGCTTTAGATAGAAATCAAAATTTTAGAGATCATACTGATGTAAAAGAAAATTGTATTAATGGTCTTGAACAATTATGGGTTATTGTAGATAATAAAGATAATGTCCATGGTGTGTGTATCACACAAATTGTTCAACAAAAAAATTACAATATTGGTTTAGTCAGAATAGCTACAGGACATGATTTACCTTTATGGGTAGATAAGATAAAAGATTTTGAAGACTGGGCTTTTAAAAATTGTGATTGTAGAAAGATTGAAATTTATGGAAGACCCGGTTGGAGTAAAATGTTAAAGCCTTTAGGTTATGATTTTACTCATGTTCAAATGGATAAATTTATAGGAGGATTACACTAATGTCATCAGGTGGAGGAGGTGGAGGCGGTTCAACACCCGCTAACACTACAAACGTACAAACTATAAGAGAAGCTCCTGAGATAGAAGCTAGACGTCTTGGACTTATGGATCAAGCTGCTAAAGTAGTTGCAGATCCACTAGGATTACCTGCTTTTCAAGTTGCTCCAATATCAGCTGGCGAACAGATGGCAGTAACTCAAGCACAACAAACAGGTCAAGGTTTACAATCAGTGCAAGCAGCTGAACAAGCTGCAGCTCAAGCACAACAATCTGCACAACTTGTAGATCCTACATCACAACAATTTCAAAATTTTTTAAACCCATATCAATCTTTTGTTACTGATGAAATAAATAGACAAGCTGAAATTAGAAGAAATGAATTAGCTTCTAATGCTATTAGAGGGGGAAGCTTTGGTGGTGGAAGAGAAGGAGTAGCCCTGGGTGAATTAGAAAGAGCAAGATTAGGTCAAATTGGTCAAGCTCAAGAACAAGCGTTCAGAGGAGCTTTGGGTGCGTTCCAATCAGGTCAACAATTACAAGCACAAACTGATTTAGGTGCAGCAACAACACAACTTAATGCAGCACAAGCAAGACAAGCTCAACAACAACAAGATTTACAAAACTTAGCATCTACTGGAGGACTTGAAAGAGGCATAGCTCAAGCTCAACTCGAAGCACAAAGACAAACTAAAGTGCAAGACATCACTGATCCATTTCAAAGATTATCTTTTGTATCTGATATACAAAGAGGCACACCATCTACTCAACAAAATGTTCAACAGGGCTTCGCTCCAACAACTTCGCCTTTTGCCCAAGCAGTGGGTACTGGAATCGGAGCTTATGCAGCGTTGGCACCTAAATAGGAGGCCACATGGAAGTACCTAAGTCACCATTTACATTAGAGGGTTTAAAACAATCAGGAATTTCTGCATTTAATCAATTAAAAAATAGACCTATTAGAACTTTAATGAGCCCTATGGTTCCTAAAAATCCATACATCGCTACTGGTATGGCTTTAACAGGTATCTATGGTTTGCTACCAGAGTCTACAAAAAAGTTTTTACAAGAAAATTTACCTGCTGGAGACTTTGATAGAGATTTTGCTATTAGAATGGCAGAAAAAGAAAAAACAAAAGCAAAACAATCTAAACCTAAAAAAAGACCAACGTATGGTGGGATTTTAGATTATATGGAAACAGATGATTTTGAAAATCAAAAACTAACAAATGATATTGTAGAAAAATCAAAAGTAAAAATAAAAGAAGATGACGTAGAAACAGGTCCTGAAAAATTAGAAAATAATACACCTGATTTAGAAGTAAAAAAAGAAACTGTTATAGAAAATAATACGCCTAATAATAATAAAAATGATACACAAATGGCTGTTAAAAATCAAAAAGACTCTATTAAAAAATCAGAACAGGTGGTTGCAGATATTGAGTCTGAGGCTAGAAAACAAGGTAAAATGACTGTGCTGAATGATGCTTTAGAAGCAGCACGAGGTGTGATGGGTGAAAGAGGTTACAATAAGTCAGGCAGATTATTACTTTTACAACTAGCGTCAGGACTATTGTCTGGTAAAACAATGCAACCAGGTGTTACAGGATTTTTAGATGTATTAGGTCAAGCAGGTCAACAAGTAATACCTATGGCTATAGCTCTTGAACGAGAGCGTGAAAAAGATGAAATGGATTTAGCTAAACTATTAATTGAAGCTGATCAAAAAACTACGAAACTAAAGCCACCGACTTTAAAAATAAGATATAAACTACCTAATGGAGAGATCTCTGATCCAGTTCCTGCATCTCTTACAGATAGAGGATCTTATATTGTTTACGATCAGATAGGTGATCAATCAGTTAAAATGGAAGTGACACCAGACCAAGTAATTGGACAAGTTAATATTGGAGATAATCAACAGGTCAAATCTAAATTATTAAGTGAATACAAAGCAGTCAAATCGGGAGAGCTTTATACAAACACTTTTATAAAAGTTGCAGCTAATAACCCAGATCTAATTGGACCTAAAGGTGGCTGGATTAAAATTAGTTTAAAAGCTGGTGAGCTTTTAAAAATGGGAACAAATTCAAAATCTTACAGAGAAACAATTGCAAAATTAGCAGACAATGAAAAACTTAATTATGAGGAATATAAAGCTATGGGTGGTCAAATAGAAGATGGTGTTGATGAAAAAATAGATAATATATTTAAAAAAATAGAAGCATTGGGTGATGATTTAGAATCATCATCTGAAAAAATTCAAGCACAAGCCTTATTAGAAACTCTTGAACTATTATCAACTTATTCATTGGCACAAACACTTAAGGATAAAGATAGATTAGCTGTAGCAGATATTCAAAGAGCTGAGAAAAGACTTGGTGGAACTGTAGGTTATTTACCTTTTTATGATAATAACCCAACTGAAATAATCACAGCTTACAAAGTTGTAAATGATAAATTTAAAAACAGATTGACTGGTATAAGAAATCAGTGGACAGACATATATTACTACAATCCATTAGAGTTAGATTCTATTGATAAATCCTATGCTGAACAATTAGCAGATCAAAAACAAGAAAAGATAAATAATTTTATAGAAGGATTTGACGAAAACAATCCTAATAGCACAGAAACTTTTAACAATTTATTTAACGCAGATGATTTGAAAGGAATTATTCAAGAATGACGCCACAACAAATGACAGACTTGATTAATAGTAATCAAATAGATCTTAGAAAATTAGATAAGGAAAGATTACAAATATTAGATGGATTACAGAAAAAAGGTGTAATTCAAACTAAACCTATTGGTCAAGTTATCGAAGAACAAACAAAAGTAGCTGATGCTATAGCAGAACAAAAAGAATATGAAGAAGATCCAATAAGAGCTAAAACATCTGATATACTTAACAGAGATATGGTAGCAACTATCTTTGATATGGGATTTTTTGCTACACAACTTATGATGGACAGAAAAAGATTAGCACAACTAATTGTGAACCCAGGTAAGTATGCAGGTCAAGCAAAAAAGTTAAAAGGTGTTTTTACAAAACCAAGCACTAATCAATTTGCAAAAGCCGTAAAAAGTGCAGCTGATAAAATATCTTCACCTACACCTTTAGCTAGAGTAATTAGACCTGTGATTGCAGGTTCATTAGGATATACAGCTGGTGGATTAGCGTATGATGTAGCTGATGATATTATAAGAGCTAAAGAAGGTATTGAGTCTAGAGGGTACAAAGGCGATATGGAAAACAACCCTTTTTTAAGAGCGGCTGATGACATGGCAACTGGCCTTGCATGGAATGCAGGAGCTGAATTATTAGCACCAATGACATTTGGCGGTATGCATTTAGTTAGAAAATTTTTAGGATTGGAAGGTGATTATGCAAAACAAATTAAAAGAATTGCTGAAAACAACGGTATAGAAGCCTCATACCTTGAGATGGCGGATCCAAACTCTGTAGGGGGAAGAGTTATTAAAACATTTACCAAAGTGTTTGGACAACTTCCTTTTGTTGGAACTCCTGCATTAGCTGGTAAAGCTGAAAGATATAAACAATTTACACAAGCTTTTGAAAGTAATTTTAATTTACAACCTAATATGCATTTAGCTGAACTTGCATCTGTATCTAATGAAGCT